CTATTTGTGCTACTATTTGTACTTGAGTTTCTTCTGTTGCCATGGTGAAACACCTCTTTCTAAATTTGAACATAAGAAAAGGAACTCTTGCGAGTCCCTTCGAGGTGCTATATGCGCCCCATCCTGTCCCTGAGATTGTCCGGGTATACTGGGGAAGTTCGGACAAGGAACTTTTGTCAGTGATGGATATCGCCACCACCTACCCCAGTAGAAAGAGTATATCATAACTCTAACTGAATTAGAGATAATTGTTACATATACCAGGCTAAACGTTGTATAATAATGGATAAGATGTTTGTAAACGATATAGAATATTGGAGGTTGATATTATGAGTTTCGATATTGCTTATTTACTTGGGTCAATGTTCGGCAATATACTAATAGTTATCCCTACCTATTTCATTGTTAACAAATTAGCGAAGAGGAAAAATAGCTTTGCGGTATTCATCATATCTGCAATCATCCTAACGATTGCAATGGGTCTATTGGACTTGCTGACCGTCGGAAACATTATCACGGTATATATTGAAATTGTGTTGTGCCTCTTTGCGAATCGTTACTTTGAAAGTGATGACAAGGAGGAAGTAAAGAATGAAAGCAAAGGAGCTTGATACCCTACTTCCCGGCCTGTTCATTCTCCTTGTTTTATTTGGCGATACCTATGGAGGGGATACATTTAAATGGTTTTGGGTTATAGGATGGGTTGTTGTGTTTCTGTTTTTTGTTCTGTTGCCGGATGATAATAAGCCAAGAAAGTTTGTAGAGAGGGATTAACCCTCTCTTTTATTTTGCCTTGTATTGGCTGTTTGCTGACCTAGCAATGTCTAACATTTTAATTTGCAAGGATCTTATTTGATCGTCCTTATACGATGTGTCTCCTGAGCTTGCTTGAATAACGTCTATTTTTTTGCGAATCTTGCCAAGCTCAGTGTTTGCGCTACTAAATACCGTTTTATACTGTGATCCATCAGCAGGCATTAGGCTTCCTTTAGCTGTTGCGTCACTTCCGTTTGTTGCTATCTTATCCATAGTATTGTAGAAGTCCCCCATTATGTCGTTGGAGAATGCTGGATCTGCTGTGACTTGCTTCTTTAGGGTTCCTAATACGCTTGCGTTTTTTGTTGTTGCGGGAATACCCAGTTGACCGATTACCCCAAGATAACTTTTTGCTAAATAATCAATCTGTTGTGGCGATTGTTTTAATACGCCACCTATAAATTTAGCAGGTTCACTTGTTTTCTCGTCATACTGGTATTGCGGTGATAGTTTGGATACTGCACCGGATACTACAGGCGCGCCAATGAAGTTCTTATTTGCCCTTACGTCGTTTAATGGCGCAACGATTGACCGAGTAGGGAACATGAAATTCGTCTTAACTGTCGCCATGAACCGAGTAAACGCTTCTGGATCATCGTCTTGCCATTTTCTCATTGTTCTTTCCACAGAACTTCCAAACATTACCCCTAGTTCTCTAGGCTTTGGTATCTTAATGAATGTCCCATCGCCTTTTGGAAGTAAGAAGTTTCCGTCTTTGATATAGTCGCTAAGTTGTTGATAGTTTGGGTTATTGTGGTTTATCTCATAAAGAAGAATAGTTGGTAGAGTAATTGCCATAAACGCTTTCGGTATTGCCTTGGCTGGGTTGTCCTTAAACACGCGGTATGTCTTATCCAACCCCTGAACTGCTGCGTTAAAATATGGAAAAATTGAGTCAACCTCTTTAGCCCAATTACCAAACTTATTAAAGTTTGTAGTGACATCGTTAGACTCATAGATAGCTTTTACATTACTTGAATAATCGCCAGGCTTTGCGATCCTTTTAAATTCCGCTAGCCTTGGCATTGTCTCCATTGTGTTATTAAGTCGCTCTAGCCCTCCTAGTGCTGCCTGGAAGGGGTGTTTCTTGGCATATCCTGGCAATAGCCTGGCCTTGCTCTCTAACAATGAGTTACGCGAAGAAGAAACTGAACTTGCTGCGTGTCCTCCACCTAATGCCTTATATGATTTATATGACGCTTTATCTCCTGCTACTTCTAAAAATGCGCTAAAGAGATCCTTACCATATTTAAAAGGATTGTTGGTACTGTTGGAGTTAACGAAGGCCGTTGGAACATCGCGCCATATATTACGGGCTAACCCAAAGATAGGGTTAATTCCTGTCGTAAGATTCTTCATAGTCTTAGTTACTTTACCGAGTGCCGCAATGACAATCTGTTGGGCTTGTGGTTTAAGGTTCGTAAGAGCGTCTAATAACAAAGGATCATTAACTCTTACATGGACTTTCTCACCATTGACTAATCCGGCCACTACATTGCCAAGATCAAGGCGTTGTTTTTTAGCTGAAAATATATCATCAAACTGCTTGTTATATTGTTCAACTACTGCGTCAATGCCGTCTGTTTCTAGGAGCTTATTAATATCTGCTGTTAATCCTTCTTTTAGTTGACTATCAGACGGTATGACTTCGGCCCATCCCTTAAATTCCTCTGGATTCTTTTGGATATTTTTAATAAGAGTTTGCATGACTTCGTTTCTTTTTGCTACCTTCACATATTGGTCTGTATGCTCCATGATGGATTCCATAGGGCTTATAACTTTTCTCTGTGAAGTTGTACGAGCCTTAGAAGGATTAGATTGGTTTGCAAATCCTCTCTTTGTTCCTCCGCTAAAACCAGGCTTCTCTAGCTCGCTGAATAAACGGTTGTTAGGGACATAATGAGGGTTATTTATTACCCAATGTCCATATGCTTCAGGAGATACTATACCGGTGTCAACTAACCACGCTTTACTAAGTTTATTTTGAAATTCATAGAGCTTGTTAGAAAGTTCCTTAAACTCAGGGTGTAATGATTCAAGTTCGTTCACCTTAGCCAAGGATAACTCAGGAGTCATTGCCATTTCATCCGGATATACTTTCTCTCCTAGTTTCATTCGGGTTATAGCGTGTTTATTGACTAAATAATCATCAAATTCCTTAGAAACATTGGCATCTTTTAGTTTGTCTGTGATTGATTTTAAAGAATCTCCTATAATATTTCCTTGCGGATCTACTAGATTTTCCTCTAAGATATGGCTTGCCGTTGTCCCTGTTCCCCTGCTGTTCAAAGCCAACATGTATGTCTTATCCTTAGGAGCAAGTTTTTGCCCGGTTACACCTTCAACGTATTGGTCCAGCTGATTAAATCTATGGAGATTATCAATTGATTTAATATATGCAGTTGTCTTAAGGGCGTTTGGATCTACGGCCTGGCGTTCTGTTCTTGATACGATGTGACTAGCTGTGTCTGGAAGAGATTCTGGAAGCTGGGTGTTAAATCTTTGTAGGCTCATTGCATATTTTGGTTCGATAACTCTCGAGCCTACGCCTTCCCCCATTGGTACACTCGTACCTTCTGGGCTTGGCACCGGTGGAAGTTTTGGAACTTCTCTATTTGCTATATCCTTGAAAGGAAGTTCTGCCTTTGGTACTAAATCTCGGTTGGTCCATTGCAAGGGAGAAGGTTTTCCTGGGAGTGTTCGGGGAAGAGATGGAGGTTCTAAGGGTTGTTGGCTAACGGGAAATCCTTCACGTTGCTTAAGTGGTGGAATGACTCCTGCTTTTCTGCCCATTAACCGCTCCTGCTGAGAAAGTGGGCCTCTTACATTTTGAGTTTTTTCATAGTTGGCTAATAGTTTAGGAAGATCTACCCCGGTATAGTGCTTGATGTTATCCATTGCTGCCGCATTCGTGAAATCTTGCCCAGCGAAGTCACCAACTAATTTGTTTCCCCCTTGGAATTTCTGTGCAACCTTAATACCATCTTGAAGCTCCTTGAGTGCCTTATCTTCGCTTCTTGTGACTCCGTACTGTTTTAGATCCCTAGGGCCTCCAAACACCGTTTTAGCATTTAACTCTTTTTGTTTTAAAAACTCAGCTGGTGTCATTCCTTGTTTGGCAAGAGTTCTAGCTGTTGGTCCGATGTTATCCGGCACGTTTTCAAACGTCTTGTTGAGTTGTTGTTGAGTTACGTCCCTTAATGTAGTGGGGTTCTTATAAGCTGTTTGAAGATCTTGAATAGAGTTCTGCTTTAACTCAGGTAGCCTTAATGCTTTGCTGAATCTCGCCCTATCTAATCCTGTTGTAATCCCTTTTCCTATTCCTGCCCCTGCACCGTGCAGAACTGCTCCACCCACTCCCATTAGAGGAGCTTCTTTGAGTCTATCCGTGAAGCCCTTAACTCCATCTCCATTTAAACCAGTTTCAAGGACATTGATAGGTCCACCAAATGTAGCTGCAGCCCTTACCCCTGTACCCAGTGCAGGTAATGCAGGTTTAACGAATTTTGGTAGCATACCAATTCCCTTTGTAATAGGTGCGGTTTTAGATAGTGCTGCTAATGGTTTGGCAAGCAAAGCATCCCCAGCCATCCATAGACCAGCGTCACCAAGATTAGAGCCTACGAAATTCAACGCCTTATCGCCAAACGTCTTGGGTCTGTAATTTGGGAGTAATGGCGCCGGCTTGTTGAAGTTTCCACTCTTTAAGGCAGCACCCAGCCGGTACCCTATTCCACCGGTTACCGATTCCGTTAAGCCTTTGCCCAACTTCATTAACGTACTTGGTTGGGGATCAGGCGTAACAGTTGGAGTATGCGAAGTTGTTAGCTTAGAAGTGTAGTCAAATTTAACAGGTGCTTGCTGTTTTGCTCTTAAAGCAGGCAATGAGGATATTCTGGGGCCTGCTCCTTTCAGAACAGGCGCATATAATTGGTTGAGTTGTTGTTGTTGTGGTTGTTGGTTATCTTTCTTCTTTTTGCTTAGATCAAACATATTACCACCTCTTAAAGGCTGAATTTGTAAGTGAAGTTGCTTCGCTCTGCGCTAGTGTTGGCTGTTGTGCTGTATACGCGTCTTGTGATGCAGAGTATTTACTGTTTGCATAATTTAGAATTGCGTTATAGTCAATTCCTGCATTGACATATCCAGCAGCATTATCCATAATTGAGGATGTTAATTCTTGCAAGGTTGTTCCTGATTGGAAGGCGCTATCAACATCAGCCATACCCATCGCCTTTAGTTGTCCTGCAGTTGGTTTAGCTGGTGCTTTAGCTTTAGCCGCCGCACTTGCCCTTGCTGCCGCTGCCGCTTCTTGTCTCTGTTGTTCTCTTGCCTGTGCAATATCTGCGTTAACACTCATGTCACTCGCCGCTAAATCACTGGAATAGGCATTATTAGCCCTTGCCCTTGATCCTGCTAATGTGTTTTGGTTATTAGCATAGTTTTGCTTGAATTGATTCTCTTGATTTTTAAACCCTGCTTTATTATTAGAAGCCGTTTGCATGATTCGAGCTAAGTTTGAGTCCGTCTGACCGCCATTGTAGTTACCGCTTTGTGCTGCTCTCTCCGCTAGCCTCTGAGTATCCTGGAACGCTCCAACGTCTGCCTGATTCATGTCATTTTGGAATTGTGGTAGCCCTTGGTTATAAGCTTGTGTATCTTGTGTGCCCTGTGTATCGTACTGCGCTAATTGCTCGTCTCTTCGCTGTTTTAGTGCGTTTGTGTTTGCGTTACGTTTCGCTTCATAAAGTTGGTCAATATAGTCTGCCATATTATCCCTCCGCTCTGAATATGATATTGTCTAGATTTACATTAGGTTGGCTGACTGCTGTTGGAGTTACGTCACCATTAGGATTTATAACAACTTGTGCAAATGATGTACCTGATGAGCATACAAATGTAAGGCCCTCAGTCGCTAACGGTCTATATCCAGCAGGAAGATTAAATATAGCGACGTTACTAGATCCACCAGTGACAACCTTTCCTTTTAAATGGACAAAGCCTAGCGAGTCCTTCATATATTTGGTATTGGATCCTGAACCAAAGTTGGCCCATCCATTTATAAGTGTTGGTGCGATATAGGCTTCTTGCGTGAATAGTATTAGGTTGTTTATATAATCCCTTGCTTCTGAATGTAATCTTTGCATCTGAGATCGAAATGCGTCTTCTGATCCCGGGTCTGTTGGGAACGCTGTATGGTCTGTCATAAGAGCTGTGAAAGCTAATGGAGCTATAGCCATAATGTCACCTTCTTTATCTTATTTGTTTACTAAGTGCTATTTTCATAGAAACCCTAACGGCTGCTAAGTTTTGATTGATCTGATTATTGCTAAGTTCTAAACTAAATTCTTGTGTGTTCTTTATATTTGGTCTGATAGGGATAACAATCTCATTCGTGGGGTAATGCCAAGTGAAAGTTGTCCAAGTAAAGTTAATCCAAGACGATCTAGCTGTCATTGTCGCTAGTATTAGCTCGGTCTCGTCATCGTCGTCACTAATCCATCTAATAACCATCTCTGAAGAGATGCCAGCAGGAATGATAATCCACATGAAGTTTATATTCTTTAGATATTCAGGGCTTTTAAAGTCCATCTTTTTGAATCTGTATGACTTGTTTATGGCTGCCCCGAAGTCATTGTAAGCACTTTTTGTACTCTGAATTATTAAACCTGTTGTTCTGTCACCATAGAAAACTTCTTTATCTCTGAGCAACCAACAACTTGCATTTATATTTGTCATAGGCCACCAACTCATAGCCTTCTCATCGCCAGAGTAATCTTTGATGACATAATCCCAAGCCCAGGCCTTGGTTCCAACAGAAATCCAATAGCGTTTACCATCATCTATGGCTGAAGCCTTTTTAAGATCGCTTATTTGCTCATCCATAAACCCTGCTTTTGCTACAGTACCATTAATATTAACACCGATAGAGTCGATACTTCGTTCGTCACCCCTACTGAGAACGACACCACGCAGTATGCAGACCCCTTTATAAGTGTTGGAGAATACTATGTCATTGTTGACCATTTGGACAGTGTAAGGCATGTCACATCCTGTCGTATAGTTAACTATATTGAAGTTAAATTGAGCTGTTCCATCAGTTAACAAGACATAGCTTGCTCTATGTGTTGAGTGTTCTTTAAACATAATCAGTGAGTCATTATGTGGATTCATAGAACTATTTGGATCTCCTGAGCTACCTAAAACTACAAAATTGTTGTCAGGAAAATAGAACGGATCTTTGAGGGGATTTAATGTTAATCCCGACCAGTAAGTTGTTGCCGGATTATCTACGTTCCCTGTTAACCAAACTCTACTTCCGAAGAATGCGAAGTATTTATTTTTCTTAATTGTGTTGGGGTCCTTAGCTCCTGTACTAGTTCCTGTTATTGTGACGTTGTTAGTTCCTGCCGTAGGTGCTGTGGTAAACGTAATGGTACTGCTGGCTAGTTGCGTTGTAAATGCTGTCGTTACTACTCCATTCACTTTTACCTCGCCTACAGAGCTTAATGCGATGTTTAGTGTCTTACTAGATAAAACATAGACCGTGCTGGACCCATCTGCACTGAATGAATCTATCCAGCTATTAGATAGGAAGTTAAGGTTTTCTTTTGATGATGATGTAGTCCCTACTGGATTTCTTCCTTGTGTGATCGTGGGAATATATGCGTTTGCGGTTACATCTGCTACCGTTGTTCCATCGAAGTATTTAAAGTTTGTTCCATCTAAAATGAAGAAGAAATCGGCAAGAGTATAGCCTTGCGAACGTGTGTCCACAAGGCCAGTGAATATTAATGCAGGTTGGCTTGTTCCTGTCTGTGTATACAGTTTTGTTGTATGGTGGATTAGATGGAATGTTGTACCATCTTTTTTCCTGTAATCCCACTCACCGTTTATTGCTCCTACGCCTAATGTAGTAGTATAAAGGTATGCTTGACCTTCTCTAGAATTCAACTGCCTGCCATCATATAAAACGTTCTGGCAATTAGCTGACTGGTCATCGTTGATCTGGCTCTCTGCGTAAGTTGAATAACCTCCGTTGAAGTTATCGAAATGTAGTACAGGTACAACTTTCTTTTTGCTCGTATTAATCTGTATCACTTTACCACCCCCAGTTATAGGAGTCTTTTATCGGCCTATACTCTGCTCTATGGAAAATGCTGTTAAAGCCATCGTTCCATAAGTTGAGCCAGTTACTAGCGAGCGTTGGATCATCAGGGCTACTGATTAAGTCATACTGATACGCTGCGAAGTAACATAGTATCCGAGGATCAATAACCTCTGGAAAGTCCAATACATCGGTTAGGAAGCTCATATCACGAGGTAGGAAGGCGTACTCTAGGTTTAGTATGTCACCACTCTTTTTGTGAGGGCATATGAAGAGCGATGAGCCCATCCACTCATAACGTACATCTATACCAGTAGAATCTGTAATCTGGTTGCCAGCTACGTCCTTTACCTGTTCTGTAAGCGAATTAATGTTCATAAACAACTTATTTAGGTTAATTACGCTGAACTTGCCATTGGAACCCAGTGTTATTCTCTCAGTAAAGCTTGGTTGAAACTTCTCTTTTGCTATCTTATTTTTAGCCCTATTTAATGAAGTGATTATTTTACGAACTTCTGTTAGCGATTTCCCCTGATAACCACCATTAATATCTTTGACAACTTTTTGGTTGTCAACTAGGAGAAGTGTTTCAGTTATGAGTAAGTCTAAATTCCATTGGTCACTAGAATTATAAAGATAATATATCTCGAATCCACCGCCATATGTGCCAGGTACACTCCACACATTCCCGGACATGGTGTAGTCTATGAAGTTTGGTATATAGGTTAATAAGTCAGTTGACGTGAAGTCAACGTGATCTATTGAAGCGAAGGATAGTGGAAGGACGTAGGTATTGCGTGAACCATCTATTGTAGAAGTTACTGTTATTACATCTACTGCGCTTAATAGCACTGTATCACCTCATTTCTTTTTTCGCTTAATGCGTCAAATACGATTTAACTTTCTATTACAACATATCCGACCAATGCAGGATTAAACCCAGCATTATAATCAGCACTTGCTGTTATTTGTAACCCTATGATTCCATCTTTTGTAAATGCAACAATTCCGGGGTTATAGGTAACAGTTTTTTGCATATCTGTAGCGAGAGCCACAAGGTCAACAAATCCTCCAATAGGTAATGTTGGATCAACTGTTAACCCTAATGTAGACTCTGCCCCTGTTGGTCTAATGGTTAACGTCCCTGCCACTGTGCCATTAGTATTGCCTTTATATAATCCAACACCAACGATACTTCCGTCCCCAAACATTTTTATTCCATTACCTAAATTAGCAATAACCCCTCTAGCTGAAAGCATAGTTGCCGTAGTCCCGGCGGTAATAGAAGCTAAACTAAACATTAAAGTTTGTGTTTTCCCTCGTTTGGGTAGCCATAATCCATTATAGATAACTCCCAATGGATCTGTAATCGTAAAGGAGGAAGTCACAGCAAAACCAGCTCCAATAGCAGGCATGGCTCCACTACTTGCGACAGGTGTAAACTCTAAGCCCATAACTCCGCCGTTAATAACGTCAATGACTCCTGATATTGTTGCATCAATTATACAGCCATAAACTGCATCAATCTTTAACGCTTTTGCGATCCCACCAGGAGAATTTAGGGCTCCTTTAATAAGCAGTTTTTTAGGCTTCAGCAAAGCATTGTTTGTTTTATCATAACTTGTGATAATAGCTTGATAGTTTCCTGTATAATTAGGGTCTGCAACTAAAAGTGTTCCGTTTGCTTCGGTATAAATATCTATTTCTATATTTTCTAAGAAATAAGCACCAGTTATTCCTGATTTATAACTAACAATATACCCGCCTTGTGCGTTACCTTGTGCGAAACAATCATTGAATTTAGATCTTGCTCCCCCTTCAATTAGAACACCAAGCCCACCATTATAATCAAACTCAGATTTTTCTATGGTGTAACAGGTTGTCATACCACCCTTGATTCTAAGGCCATGCCGACCATTATATTGGCTGTACACCTTATTAAAAAATATTGGATAACTAAAGTTTGCCAAAACTATTCCGTCGACTCTAGCACGTCTTATGACAATATCCTTTAGTTCTAGCCCCATGTTACCATTAATTCCGAAGTCGCATTTGTTATCACATTCGATAAACATATTTTCTAACTTACAAAAATTAGCACTCCATAATGGTGCATTGTCTGTCTCCACATCGTCACAAAATTTAAGTCCAATACTCCCTGCTGGATTAGTACCAACTATGGTAAGCGTTGCAGGTATGCTATAGGGCATACTCGTTGTTTTACCTCTGATCGTAATATTGTTATAACCTTGAAAGCTAATGGGCGAGGTTTTTATACCAGTGGGAAGCAAAAGAGTGCCACCACCATGGGAAATTAGATCATTTAAAGCATTAATGATTTGATCGTGATTATCAGCATTAGTAGATAGTATGTTAAAATCTAACGCATGTCGTTCATATAACGCATTATCAGCCAACTGCGCCGTAACACCGTCTAGCCTAACTACTAAACTAGGGCTTGCTCCACGTGCTGCGACTATTTCGGCATTGCTACTTCCTGCATTAATGACTAGGGCATTGAAGGTAGTTTCTAGAGTATTCTGCCTAGCAACTGTAGCTGCATTAGAAGCTACAACGGAAGCAATAGCAGGAACGTTAGTCGATAATAATTTTTCTTGTTCTGTCATCCTAGTATTCAATGTATTTAGTGCCTGAGTATTCGGAACTATTGAGCTATCTAGCGTAGTTGATATTACTGTTACTGCCATTCTTTCACCTTCCTTATACAAATACATAAAAAAAGAGCAGAGGATATTATTCCCCTGCTCGCATGGTGAGTAAGCAGTTACTTCTTTTTAAGTGCTACTTTGTGTTCTGTGAATCCGTGATTAATCCATATGCTGTGGTGGTTTGGATTTTTCTCTTCGACTATTACTTGTTTGGAATTAATTGTCTTAACAAATTTCATAGGCTATCACCCTTATAATGATTATTAGTTTATCGCCTTAGATGGCGATTTTCCACGAATACAACCCGTTCACCTTAGCAGTTAACACGAATGCATCGTACCGCATTCTCATATCCAATTGTATCCCAGAAATACCAGGCGGATTATCATGGATCTTATAGTCTTCGAGTTTCTTAACTCCAACTGTTACGCTAGGGTGACATAATACAAATGCTACGGTAGCAGGCATGTACGAAGAAGGCACTGGGACAATCTTAACTCCATCAACCATAATCATCATGCCGTTAATACGTTGATTCATTGCAACGTCAGAAGCAAGGATAAAGCTAGAGTCTTTCTTGAGGAAGGAATAGAAGGCATAGGTACAAAATGCAATACGTCCTTCAACTGGGACTTTAGCGTTTCCTAAGAACTCTTGTGCTGTTAAGAAGCTGGAGTATGCGTTAGTTGCGGAAATAGCTAAAGTAGTAGTAGCTAAATTTGTTATTGCTGCTGCTGACATTACACCGATACGATAAGTGTCAATTTCTGGGATATAAATCTCGTTTATCTGTCTGGATAAGATCTTGTTACCTTGTGCAGTAGAATTGGTGTCATCTAATGTCTTACGGTCTGCTGTGATCGTAGCTGAACGGTCTTTAGCAACGGTCATAGTTTGCACTGTGTTTTGTTGTTCTGCTGCGACTCCGTAACGTGCTGCGCCTGTTAACGTGTAGTCACTCAGCGCGGTTGTAGGGTAGCTGTAAGCGTTTACTGTGGATACTCCGGAC